CCTCGTCGTCGAGGTGCGTCTCGGTCTTTTCCCAGTAGATCCCGGAATTGGTGAGAGCTGTTTCTACGGCCGCTTCCGCATCGGGATCCTTGGTTCGTGTAAGTAGTTCGACGGAGATGCTCTTCCGGTGATGGTAGACCACGTTATCCGCCGCGAAGTTGTCGGAGCCGTTCTCGAAGTAGACGAGGTATGGCATAGGCGGGGCCTCGTTCTCCGGGAACGACCAGTATGCGGTCGGATAGACCGCGTTTAAGATGAGCCAGAGCTCGTCCAGTGTCATGACCCTGCCTCCATTTGCTTGATCAGTTCGCTCTCATAGATGGACTTTGCATCCCTCTCCGCGTCAGCGATATGCGGGAAGGCTTTAGCCTGGCCGACCGTCCTGCCGCCTGACACTATGGGGTGTCCGAACTCAAGCAGGTGAGGAAGGCCTGGCTTCTTGCCCTGGTAGATTACGGTTGAGGCGCCTGTCCTCGTCTTGGTCGTCTGCGCCTTCCAGTTCTTCGCGTACTCCCCGGACTCCGAAGGGCTCGTGGCCTTCAGCTTCTTGACTGCGGCCTTGGCCGCTGCCTTGCCTGCTGCCTCGAACGCCTCCGGTGCCAGGCCGATGTAGTCCGTGAGGATCCCGGAGATCTCGCTGGCCAGATCGTCGACATTAACCTTGTTAGCCATGCAGATCACCAGTCCCGGGCAGCGGGCCCAGCGGCGTCGGATCCGGCAGAGGCTGCTGGTCACCTGCGCGGCGCTCCAGGTAGAGCTCCACTGTGTCCGTTCTGCCGTGATAGACGCGGTAGATGGAGTACTCCACGTTGTCGATCTCGCAGCGCAGCTCGCCTTCATAGTCCGGGCCGAACATCGTGATCCGGTACTCGGGCTTGAAGCCGTTCTGGCCGCCGGCGAAGAACTCGTCCATCGAGACGGAGGAGATCTGGCCGTACACGGTCCGCTTGGTCACGGTGTCCACGTACTGTCCGATGGAGTCCGGCGTCCTGGTGACGGTCAGCAGCTGAAAAACTATTGACTTGTCCATGTGGTGTACCCCGTGGCCATGCCCATCTGCCGCTTCTGCTCGTCGTAGGACGCCTTCAGGCGGTCGTAGTCGTCAGGCTGGCCAAAGTTCAGCCGGCAGTAGGTGATCACCGCGCGCCGCACGAGCGGGTCGTCCGTCTCGTCGTTGGTGATCCCTGCCAGGCGCATGTCGGCCGTCGCGGCATCGATCAGATCTTCCAGCTCGTCGTCGAATGCGTCAGTCGTGATCCGCAGCGCCATCTTCACTGCTTCCAGGATCGTCATTTGTTCCTCCTTGCTGCTGCAAATAGATGTCCTCCGTGATCGTGCCCAGGCCCACGTGGCCCATCTTGATCGTGGAGTCCACCCACATCTTCACGCCCGCCTGCGACGCACGGCCGCAGAAGGACAGGTCTTCGCCGAAGCCCAGCATCGGGGCAAAAGGCAAGCCGAACTTGTCAGCCACCTTCTTCACGGCCTCGGTCGTCATCATGACGCCGCCGAAGCCGGTGGCCTTTACCTCGAAGATGGTGTCCCGCGGGTACTCGTCATACCAGACGGCCAGCGGGGACACCTCTCCCTTGTCGTTCTCAAAATACCCGCACTCCTTGTAGAGCACGGGGCGCACCGGGGCCTTGCGTGTGAAGTAAAGACCGGAGACAAAGTCGCGGCCTTCGTCCAGCCTTGCCGAGAGTCTTTCCATCAGATCCGGTTCGAAGGACATATCACTGTCGAGCCAGAGCAGACGGTCAAAGCCTTCCCTCACAGCTCTCCGGGCCATCTCGTTGCGTGCGTCATAAATGAGAGACGAGCAGGAGATCGTGATTTTTGTTTCTCCTACTCGTCTCATTCCCAACAGGCTTTTCATGAACTCCGTGTGGACCATGTCCATGCACGGGATGCAGATCAGCGTCTTCATTCGGCTTGCCTCCTCCGTGTTGAGCCAGATCAGAACGTGATCTTCGTGAACGCGTGGTCAGCCACGGCGCCCAGGGCGATAAACTCACGGCCGACCAGCTTGACCATATCTCTTTCAGCCAGGGACAGGTCGTCGTACTTGATGGTGATGTCGTCGCCGTTCGGGAAGTTCGCCTGCGCGCCAATGCCGAAGTCGCCGACGATGGCCCAGGTGGTACCGGCGGTGCCGGTCGTGGTGTACACAGGCAGGGTGTTGTCGAAGTACACGGGCAGGCCTTCGAACGGATCCACCGCGAAGCTGTTCGCATACTGGGCGGCTTTGAACTTGGCCCAGGTGGCCTTGTTCATAACAACGACGGGGTTGGCAGCTTCGTCGGACAGTTCGCCGATGGCTTCAGCCACGACGCCGACGGAAGGCAGGCCGGCCACGACGCCGACGCCGACGGCCGCGCTGGTGGCGGACGCGGTGCAGGCGGTGATCTTGCCGATCAGCTGCTCCTGCGCCTTCTTGGCGATGCGGTAGGTCAGCTCGTCGTAGATGTAGTCCAGGAACGCTTCGCCGGACAGATCCAGAGCTTCGTCGGAGATGGTGATCCACTTCTTGATGGATTCGGGCTTCAGTTCCACGATGCCGATCGTCAGGGCTTCTTCGGTGTTGGCCACGGTGCCTTCAGTGTGCACGTAGGCGGGGTCGGCGGAAAGTTCGAAGCCGACGTTCAGGTTCCCCTTGATGTAGGTCTTCCGGACCAGGCCCATCAGCTCGACACGGTCCCACGCGGTCTTGATGCGGTCTTCCACGTAGGTGGGGACGGGGACCTGGCCGCCGGTGGCGTTGGTGGACAGCAGGGCGCGGCACTCGTCAGCTCTGCCGGTCTTCAGGTACTTCGCAAAGGCGTCGATGTACTCCTTGCTGGAGCGGACTTCGATGTCAGTCATGTGTTTTTCCTCCATAGGTTTGGTGATTACCTTGCCGAGGCCCTTTTCTACGGCTTCCATGTCGGCCTTCCGGGTCTCGATTTTGATCTGCGCGACTCTCTCTTCGATGATGGCCTTCTCGGCCTCGATCGCATCGAGCGCGGCGGAGTCGCTCGCCGCCTGGATCTCTTCGCGGATCTCGGCCTTGCGGGCCTCGATGCCGTCCAGATCCAGCATCATGATTTCCTCTCTGGTCATTTCAGCCAGTCCTCCAGTAGCATTTTTCGCTTCCGCATCTCCAGCTCTTTCAGTCGCTCCGCTGCCAGTCTCGCGATCGCTCCGTCTGCAAGGCTGCGGGCCGAGATCTCGGTCGCATCGTTTGCCGGAAGGCTCACGGCGGAGACGTCGTAGACCTTCCGCACGCTCTTGATGGTGCGGGTCTCCAGCGCGCGGCCGTCAGGGGCCACTTCGCTCTTCCACTCCTCACCGTCAACGACGAAAGCCCACGACATCTTGTTCGTGTACCCTCCCTTTATCTCCTGGTACAGACCCCGGCCGAGGTCCGTGCCTCCAAGATCAGCTTCTACCGCCAGGCCATGCGCGTCGGGTGCGATGGTCAGCGTTCCGTTCGAGGTGCGCGCGAACACGCGGCCCTCGTGGTCGTACTGCATGATGACGTCGCTCATGTCCGCATTGTTCAGGGCGTCGTGGTCCACGATCTCGCGCAGGACCATGTCCCGGTCCTCCCACAGCACGTAGGGATCGTCGAACGTGGTGGCATAGCCGCGGACCTTCGTGTCTTCCTCCTCCACGGCCTGCATCGTCATGCTCCGGTACTCTCTGTCATTCTTCACCGGCATTTTCTTCTTCCTCCTGTTCTTCAGGTTCTTCCGGCTCTGCCGGTTCTTCTTTGATCGTGACCACTTCTTCTCCGGCGCTGGTCATCAGCTTGTCCGCGTTCTTGAACTCGCCTCGGATGGCGCGGATGTCTCCGTTCTCCACATCCGGGTAGTTGAACAGCTCGCGGGCTTCGTTGATCGACAGCACTCCGCGGTCCATCAGCTGCTGCGCCATCGCGATCTTCGCGGTGGTGGTCATGTACTGCAGCCGGTTCGCGTTCGTCTCGAACCGCGCGCCGTTGCTCCTCTCACGCAGGGAGAACATCGCCCGCGTCATAGCCTCGGAGATCTGGATGGCGAACGGCTCCACCGCCCCGTTGTAGAAGGCGTCCAGCTCGTCGCCGTTGGCTGCGTTCTGCAGCACCTTCTCGTTCACGCCGAAGTAGTTGCAGACATTTGTCTGGATCAGCTTCATCTGGTCAGCGTCGACCGTATACGGGTTGTACTTCACCTGCTGGATGTTCTTGTACGTGGCCGGGAACAGCAGGAGGCCGCCGTCTTCCGCGTCCTTCGACAGGTTCTTCGCGGAGAAGCGCTTGCGCTCCTTCTCCAGGTCATCCGGGTCCGCGAAGTTGTCCGCCTGGGCGATGAAGGAATAAGACGCGGAGTTCTCCACGGCTGCTTCCACGCCCTGGCGGTTGATGTCGATCAGCTTCATCGTCTCCTGCAGCGGCTTGTTGGTCTCGCCGAAGAAGTCATCCTTGTACTGAAACTTTGTCAGGATGGCGCACAGTCGGAGCTCGACCGCTGCCTTCTTGCCGGAGCCGAAGTCGTACCGGATCCACGGCTCGTTCTTGTACTCGATGATCTCGCATTTGTTCGGCAGAACCGGATAGTAGCCGGTCACGTTCAGCCATTCGTCGAACACCGGCACGATCACGCAGGTGTTCTTCACATCCAGGATGGTCGAGCACCGATAGAAGAACTGGTACCAGGTCTGCCACTCGTTCGGCGCGTGCTTCATCTTGTTCTGCAGGCTCGGACGCGCGGATCCGTAGAAGGTCGGCTGCAGTTTCCCGCAGTGCCTGGCCTTCGCGTCGATCGCCGCACGCACCAGCTCGCTCTCGTAGATCTCACCGCCCCACGATTTGAAGACCGGCTTGTAGCCGTTCAGCTCCGTGAAGACGGTGTACCGCTGCAGCGCCTTCTCACTCTCGCGGTCGTGTTTGAAGATTTTCTCGAAAAGGCCCATTTATTTCCCCTCGTTATTCAGCCTGGCGCCCAGGCTCGCGTAATGTTTCTGCCGGACGCACATCGCATCCAGCAGCGCGGCCGTTCCGTCGATGTGGTCGCTCGGGGAGAGCTTCACCAGCTTCCCGCGGCCTCGCTCGACGCTCATCTTCACGGCAGAATTAAGAAGATGCACCTTGAGGAGGTCGTTGTCCCCGATGTGCATCTTTCCGTCTTTCAGTATTCCCTCTGTTTCCAGGATCACCGGCCAGAGGTTGTCGCCCTGGTACACGTCGTCTGCGTGGAAGCCGGCAGCCTCCAGGTCCTTGATCAGGTACTGCGCGGAGTAGCGGTCGTACCCGACCATCAGCGGGTAGATCTTGTACTTCCGGAGGATCTCCACGCACCAGCCATAGCAGTCGTGGTAGTCCACGAAGTTGTCGCCGGAGAGCGACAGCAGCCCCCGCTTGATGTAGATGTCATACGGCAGGCCGTCCCGCTGCGTTGCTTCGTCAATCTTCTCCGCCGGCAGCCAGAAGTGCGCCCACACGTAGAGCTCGCCGCCCTTCTCGATCACCAGCGTGGCAGCCGTCAGATCCGTCGTCTGTGACAGGTCGATGCCCAGCACAGCGTAGTGCCTCGTGAAGTCCTCCATCCGGAGCGGAGCGCCGCACGCGAGCTCGACCACCGAGGCCGGCAGCCAGGCGAGCGAGCTGCTCTGCTTCAGGTTGCAGTACTTCGTGATGAACTCCGCCTTCTTCGACAGAGATCCTTCCGCGACCGCGATCTCTTCGAGCAGGTAGTCGATCGAGACGGAGACGCCCAGGTTCGGGTTGGACTTCTTCAGCTCGTTGATGTCGTTCCACTTCTCGATGTCGTCGATCATGTAGAGGACGGGCAGGAGGCGCTTCTCTTTTGACTCGCCCAAAAGGAACCGCGTCGCCCGTTTCATCAGCTCGTCGTAGATGGAGTCATTGATGTAGCCGGACGTGCTGCAGGACAGGAGCAGTGCCTCGGGCCTTGCCCCCATGCCTGACTTCATGACCTCGTATTGCTTCAGGCCTTTGTCGCCTTCCCAGGCAGCGATCTCGTCGCAGATGCACAGCGAAGGGTTGAAGCCGTCGGACTTCTTCGCGGAGAACGCGATCTTCTTCACCGTCGAGTTCGTCGACGGGATCAGAAGGTCAGACTGCCGGCGCTTCTCCAGCTCGGACGCGTCGTGGATCCGATTGTTGTGCTCGTCCCGCTCGTCCAGCTTCTCCTACTCCGGATCCAGCGTTGTCATCACCCACACGTTGTTGTAAATGATCTCCGCCTGCTCCAGCTTCGGCGCCAGCGTGAACACACGCGTGCCGTACCCGTCCTGCTTCCACATATACCGGGCGATGGCAGCGGCAAACAGGGATTTGCCATTCTTCCGGGCGACGATCAGCATCACTTCCCGGAACTGCCTGTGCCCTGCCTCGTCTACGACGCCGAAAATGCAGGAGATCAGAGCCTTCTGCCACAGCTGCAATAAAAAAGGACCCGGTGCAAGTGGTCCTTCGGTGTGGAATGTGTGCTTCTCTATCCACTCGATCGCGTTGTTCGCCTTCTTCTGGTCGAAGAAAAAGCGTTTTTCTTCCAGGCCGCGGACGATGTATTCGTAGAGCAGCTGCACCCAGCGCCCCACGGTCACGGACCCGTCTTTTATGTCCTGGTAGTACGCGTGGATCCAGTTTTCTCCAGCCATCTCCGCCTGTCTTTCCGTTTGTCTCTCTCGTTCCGCCTTTTTCCGAGG